AAAAAGGGCATAATGGTGTAATTGTGTCTGAAACAGAACCTAATAAAGCAGAGTATGATGTTTGGATTAAACCTACAGAAAATGGTGTAGATATTGGAACTCTATTACAACAAGGCTCACAAGGTTCTAGTGATAATAATAAACTTATAAAAGGAACAGGAAGTCCTAAAGGAGTTGTTCAAGCAGAAATAAATACTTTATACTTAGATAAAGCTAAAACAAATGGGGCTTACTTGTGGTTAAAAACGGGAAATAATAATACTGATTGGAAAGTAATTAAAGGTGATACTGGAACAATAGAATTTACTTCAAAAATATTAGACGGTAAAATAAGAATTAGAAGAATAGATAATTTGGTTATACTAAACTTTGGTGGACTTCAATGGGATTTATTTAGATTAAAACCAAAAGCAGAAGTTAATGGTTCTAGTGCTAGAAAGTATACATATAATGGAAATTCCGCTTTACAATTAAGATTAACAAATAAGGATAATCTTACTCAATTTGTTATTCCTTATGGACTTAGAAGTGTTTATCCTATATATACTCCTTTATTTCACGATTCGGGAATATTATTAGGAAGTATATTTGTTGCACCTAACTCTGACTCTAATATGATTAGATTTAATATAATGGGTACAGAATATGCAGATAATGGATATGTAGATTTAAGATGTTCTAACATTATATATTATACTGATGATGATTATCCAGAAAATTTACAAAACTTAATTAGGGGGTTGATTCAATAATGGCTAAGAATTATATATTAAATGTAAAAGATACTGATGGAAATTGGGTAGGTATTCCTACCTTAATAGGTCAACAAGGGGTAGGAATAACAAATATTACCCAACAAAATAAAAAATTAATTATAGATTTAAGTAATAATACTAGAAAAGAATTTACTATACCTAGTGCAGACTTACCTAATGGGGTAGATATATTAAATAAAATAATCAATGACAGCAATGTTTCATTAACTGAAATTAATAGTTTTAAAACAAAATTTAATATAGGCTCATCAAATGAATCAAATAGTTCTAATTTAAAAATAAGATTTACTAATGATAGTTCTACATTTTTAGGTGATAGTCCAGATTATTATTTCAACATAGATTTTGGTAAAGAAACTCAATCTGGTTTTCACTTCAAACATCCATCACAAGATATATGGCATAACGTATATTGTAATACATTAAATGCCAAAGATAGAGTAATAGCACAAGGAGAAATAATATCTAGTGGAGATATAACAGCATTTAGTGATATTAGATTAAAAACTAATATAGAGAAAATAGAAAATGCTTTGGATAAAGTTTGTCAATTAAGTGGATATACTTATGATATGAATAATAAAAGAAGCACTGGAGTTATTGCACAAGAAGTTGAAAAAGTATTACCAGAAGTTGTACAAGATAGAGAAGATGGATATAAGACTGTTGCTTATGGAAATATGATTGGATTATTAATTGAAGCCATTAAGGAATTAAAAGAAGAAATTAAGGTGATTAAAAATGGCAATTAAGTTTAGTGAATTAAGGGGATTATTAAAAGATACCAATATTAATACAGTTAAGATGTCAGACCCAGTTTATGGTATACAAATGGAGAAAATTACTTATAAAAATTATTATATTTTTTCAGAACAAAGGAAATCAATTTCATTTAATAATCTTCATTATTTAAAAAATAATAATCAATTATATTTATTAAATCAAATTCTTCCATTTAATATAAGAATAGATTTTACATTGGAAGAACAGGTATTTAGAAATACAAAAATTTTAATAAAGAAAAATTCTATATTTAAGTTTTATCAATTAGCAACACAAGACATTAATGAATTATATGATAGTAAACAGATACCAAATACTTTATATTCTTGTTTTTATTTAAACAATACAGATAACAACAATATATTGAATCCTTGTTTGACAAAAATTGTTTTATCAGATTATGTCAACAATATAAAATTTTTTCCAGAAATTAAAGCACAGAAATATTATAATTCACGTTGGAACATATTAGATAGTGTAAAAAAAATAAAGCCTAGTAAGAGTGAAGAACATATGTTTTACGATTATGAAATAATTGATAGAGATACGAACTTAAATTCTTCTGTATTACTTTATACATCTCCTATTAGTAATTTTAAATTTACAACTATTTCTGTTTATTTTGGATATAAACCTAACGATAAGATAAAAAAAAGATATAAAGCATTGCAAATGTCCGTATATAATAGTTTAAGTACCAAAAGAAATGAAATATATGAACAAAATTTTATTTTTAACGAAAGTTTTTGTAATGAAAAATCTGAAAGTCCAACATTAACTATATCTGATGATGGTATGTATTTCTTAGAAGATTTGAGGTGATAAATGAGTAAATATAAATATATATTTGATAAAGAAAAAGCAAAATTAAATGAATGGCAATTATTAGATGTTGTTGATGAGAATAAAGAAGTAAACCAACTTAATGTCTGCTATTGGGTAGGAGATGAGTATCCATCTTTTAGTATGTTATATGATGAAGAAAAAGATTGTATTAGAGAAAAAACTCAATATGAAAAACTTGTCTATAAAGAATATGTATTACAAGATGGTGAATATTTAGATGGTAAAGAAATTAAATTTATACCAAGACCAGAAAAAGATTCAATGTTTTGGAAATGGAATGAAGTAAAATGGGAATTTGATTTTATAGAATGGAAGAAATCCTTAGAGCAACAATTATTTATAATAAGAAATAATGCAATGCACAAAGATATGAAATACGATAACTTTATATTTAGAATGTTACCAGTAGATATAGACAACTTTAAGGAAAGAGCATTGCAAGTTGCATTAGGTATGGCACAACTTAATGATATAACTGAATGGAGATTAAAGAATGACGAAGTACATCAATTCACAATTAAAGAAATTTTAGATATATTGGGTATGTGGGGTAAAAGAAAAGTTGATATATTCGAGAAATTCAATAAGTTATATGTTAAGTTTTTGATGGAAGTTGATGAAGATGGATTAAGAGAATTTATGAAAGGGGTGGAAGAAGAATGGAATTAGTAAACAAAGTATTAGGTGACAAACAATTATTTATTAGTACAATCGTTTTATTAGTAGTTATAGTTGGATTAGTAGTGTATATTTTAAGAACAAAAGGTAGAGAAGCTGTATTAACTTTAATAAGAAAAGCAGAATATTTATTTGATTTAAAGGGTAAAGGAAAAGAAAAATTACAATATGTTATAGATAATGCTAGAACATTTGTACCAGTACCATATAGATGGTTTATATCTATTGAATTAATAAATAAATTAGTTACTATGTTACAACCAGAATTTAAAGAAGACAAAGAAATAAAAGGTGAATAATTATGTTATCTCCAAAACTTATGATAATTAGTGATGAGTATTGGGAGTTAATAGAAGATTTCAGTTATACAATAAATGATAAATTTACAATTACAGTACCAAAGGGGTTTAGGACAAACCTAGCGTCTAGTCCTAGACCCTTATGGTTTGTTATATCTCCTTCTGGAAAACATAATGCAGCTGCTGTAATACACGATTGGCTTTATAGTGAATACAATGATACTGGAATAAATCGTACATTGGCAGATAAAATATTCTATAAGTTAATGATAGAGTGTGGTGTTAATAAAATAAAAGCTAAGTGTATGTATTGGGGAGTTAGAAGATTTGGAGAATTATTTTGGAAACCAAAATTAAAAAATGAAGGATATAAAGATAGAGCGATTTGGGATAGAACAGATGAAGCCATAGAATATTATGGAGAAATGAGAGATAAATTGGGGGTGATATAAATATGGATTTTGAAAATATTTTTACTACAATCAATTTTATCATAGGAAGTATGCTATCTTTTATCGTAACGGCTTTAGGTGGTCAAGATAAATTATTGGAATTTTTATTTATTGTAATGATAACAGAATTTTTCACAAGTCTATATTTATCATTTAAGAAAAAGAAAGACATAACACAAAAACAAAGATTTGATAGTATACTACAAAAAGTTGGTATGTTATGGATAATTGTATTAGGTGTTATGTTAGATGATATATTTGGTATATCAGAACAAAATTTGAATACTAGAACAATGTTAATATCTTTTTTTATAGGACACGAAGGCTTGACAATTTATGATAATTATGCTATAATGGGTATAGGACTTCCTAAGTCTTTAAAAAAGATGTTTGAAACAATGCAAGAAAGGGGTGAATAAAATTGAGTCCACAAGCAATAATGGGAGCAATCAATGGTGGTATGTCTATGTTGCAAGGGTTTATGGATTATCGTTATGCAAGAAAAGCTGCTGGAATACAAAGGGGAATGGCAGATAGACAGTTTGAGTTCAATCGCCAACAAGCAATTAAAGCTTATGCTAGTAACTACGGTAAGATGATGATGGAGTATGCTAGTGCCATTAATAGTTTGGACAATCAATTTGAACAAGGGAAAACTGCCATCAATATGATATTGCAACAACAAGCTGGAGCTGGAGTAGATATTGATGGTAGTTCTTTGCAAAATGATATGAAGAATAGATTAAAGGATGAAATGCAACAATCTATTAATAAACTGACAACAGAGAGTTTAATTAAAAATAGGGACGCTTATCAAAATTTTATTGGAGATGAACTTGGATTAGGAACTCAATATAGTAACACTATTTTTGGAATTACTGCTAATAGAATACAACAACAAAGTCAAGCTATGGCTACTTTTATTAGGGGAGCAATGGAAGCTGGACAAGCAATTATGTCTGATGGTATGATGAAAGGTAAAGCAGATACAGTACAATCATCTATAAATGCTGACAACTTTGGATATGCAGATAGATTAAGAAATGGTGCAGATTACTATAATCGTAAGATGGTATCTACGGAAATGAGAAAGCCATTTACAGTAGACCATACATTCCAAGCGTATAGGAATTTAGGGGGTGATAGAACATATGTCAAATAAGATGTTTATACAAGACGCACAATTAAATATTGCAGCTAGTGTGCCAACTGCCGTTAGTATGGGAGTTCAAAATGTAGATACATCAAGTCCATTCGTTGGTCAATTTGGACAAATGTTATCACAAATAGTTGGACAATATAAAGCCAATAAACAACAAATAGATTATGCAGATATGCAATTTGAATTATCTCAACTTGAGAAACAATGGCATTTGAATAATACAGCAGACCCAAATGTATATAGAACAGAAGAAAGTAGGGGTAATTTAATTAAATCTTATGAAGAACTTTTACAACAAAGAAAAGATATAGTTGAGAGTTATAGGGGTAGAATAGGAGATGAAAACTTTTATAACTATTCAAAGGAATTACAAAGTCAAGTAAGTCAAGAAATGGTTGGTATACAAACTGGGATTAATCAAGGATTCGTAGAAGAAGAAGCTGTTAGAAGTGGTATGCAAATAAATAGTGTTATACAAAGTTTAGGCGATATTAGAAATCCATTTAATGCCGAAGATGGTGGTAAATTTAGTTTAGATAGATTTGGATTATCTACGTCTAAGTTAAATTATATTGGTATTGGTGACGCAGAAACTAGATTAAAGTACATTGACAACTATTTTAGTTCTGCTAAGACAATATTTAAAAATAATTTAATAGATGATATATATAAGAACTTTGCTCCAGATGGATTGGTTGATGTTGAAGGTGCTAACTCATATGTAAATATGATGAGAGTTAGTACAATGAGCGATGAGAATATATCTAAGTTAGCAGAGCCATTATTCAAATATAATCAAGATATATTTGTTACAAAACAAGCAGCAGAAGAATGGGTTAAACATCAAATCGAAGGAGAATTTGCAGAAGTATCAAAATTCTTGAGTATAAAGAATGTTGAGAAAAAAAGAGATGAAGCTTTATTGGCTCGTCAAAATGCGAGAAACAATTTAGTTCAAGCAAATGAATTAATGAACAAAGCACTACGTGGTGAATATGATATATTAGATGGTACACCAGAAGGAAGTGCTATTGCAGATGAATTAGAAACTAGCTATAGTTATTCAAATAATAATTCATTCGATAATATTGGAAGTCCAGAAATGTTGATGTCAACAATGGACGTTTCCTTAACTCAATACGCTCAAGTTAGGGGAAATAATAATGCTCACTTTAGAGCAACAACAAACCTTTATAACGCATTTAGAGTTCTTGCTCAAAAATATCCAGATAAATATGACCCAGATATGTTTTCTTTTAATGAATATTATAGTATGGCTACAGAAGTAATGGACAACGTTTATGGGAAAGGAGCGACAATATTTGACGCAACTACAAATCCAGCGAAAAGAGAATTAGCATTACAAGAACAAGCTAAGATATTAAAGAAAATGGAAACAAAAAAAGAAGCATATGATAAAATATCAAATTATAAAAGTGATAATATTGTTCAAGCAATGTCTATTAAAATGGCAAATTCAACAAGGAGAAAAGAAGATTATGATAAGGCGGTATCTTTCTTTAGGGCAGCTTTATCTGGTCAAGTAACAGTAACATATAAAGATAGCAATGGTAATGTAAAAACTAAAATTGTTCCAGCTACAGAATGGTTTAATGAAAAATTTAGTATTGACTTTTCAAGGACTGTTGATAGAGAAACATTCTCAAATTTCGTGCAATCCGATAGTGGTAAAAAAGCAATAGCATTAATTGTTGCTGGATATGATAATGAAAAAAGAAACAATAGAGAATTATTTAACAGTGAATTTTACAGACGTAATAGAGATAATGCTAATGATGTTTCTTATATAGCTAACTCATATTTATCTTTAAATATGGATAGAATGAGTAAAGCAGATGAAACTGCAAAAAATTTAAGTATGGCTTCAAAGAATATTGGTTCATATGTATATCAATATAATTCTGTTGTTGAAGAAGTACAAACAAATAGAAACTCACCACATAAAACATTTAATCCAAGTAAAGAAACTAGAAATAAAATGGTAAAAGGTGTTATTATTAATAATGGTGGAGCAACTAAAGGGGCTTCGACAAATTATATAACAAATGATGTAATAGAAACTAGCGAGCCATATAGAGAATTATATGACGCTCGTGAATTAGATGGTCAAGATGACCCATCTTGGGATGGTCAAAGTGCTAGTCCATCAAAAACACAAACAAGTGGTAATGTTGATATATCTAAAAGGGTATTGAATAAATATCTGAAAGTAGATAGGAAACAATCAATTAAAAATTCTATATATAAATAAAAATTATAGGGGGTACTGAATGTTATTAGAAGACGATTTAAAATTAGTTGATGGAAGTAAGTCCAAACAACAACAAGGACAAGGTAAGCAACAAAATAATCAAATGGCATTATTAAAACAGAAAGCAGATTATAAATATTATAATGCCGAAGACACTCAAGCTGTTGTAGAACTTCAACAAAGTGCATTAAAGAAACAAAGAGAAGACGCTTTTAATAAAAGATATGCAGAGTATAAAGAAAAGAAAAAGAAAGAAGAAGATGAAAAGATATTATTTGATTATTTCATAAACACAAATAGAGCAAGGGTATTTAAAAAGAATTACAAAAATTCTAAAGGTGCTTCAATATCCGATAGGGATATGCTTGAATTTGAAAAAACAAATTATCAAAGTGAAGAAGCAAAAAGATTCCAAATGGAATATGCTAAATTCTCAAGTCTTCCAATATCAAATACAGAAATGTCTGAATATGAAAAGTGGAAATATGGAAGTGAAGAAGCAGAAAGAGTTAGGGGTGAACGTTTAGGTGATATTAAATCTCGTTATTATAAAAACTATTCTACTACCCCATTTATGTCTAAAATTAAAACAATGTTTGATAGTGGACAAACAGAAGAAGAAATAAAAGATTATGGATATTTAAAGAAAAGAAATATCAATAAGAAAGATGAATTAATAAAATTAAGAACAAGACTACGTGAGAGTGGTGAAAAGAAAATATTTGTACCATATTCAGTTTTATATACAAATGCTGTTAATGGAGATATTGATTTTGCAAAAATCAATGAATTGCAAAGAGAAGATAGAAGAATTAATAAAGGACAAAGTGCTAGAAAAGGGGTATACTTAAATGCAGACCAATTGACATATGAGATATCTAAAACTCAAATGGAAGTAGTTGAAGCTACACCACAATTTAAGGAAAATGTTAAGAAGTATTATGAAAGCCAACAAAGAATAAACGACCTTAATTCACAAATGAATGGCGTTAAAAGTGGAATATCCACTGTAGCTGGTGGATTTGCTGGAAGCTTTAGTGATAGTTACAAATTAAAAAATATGATAGCAGCAACTGGTGCTTCTGTTATAACTGGTGGTGTGGCTAGTGGTTTAGGTGCAACTCCATTTGTTGCTGGAGCAATGGACTTAGGGGTTGATATTGCTTTAGGTTTAGGACAAGATATAAATAGTGACGCACATATGATAAGAACTTTAGAAAATAGAGATATGACTAAAGACGAATATATTGATAGTGCAGTTCAATCTATATTCTCAAACTTAGCAATGAGATATGGAATGCAAGGACTTGGTATGGCAACTAAATGGACATTAAAGAATGGATATAGATTAACTACTAAAGCCTATGGAAAATTTGACGCAAATCTATTACCTAAAATTAAAGAGAGATTCCAAGCTAATTTAAGTGATTCAAGTTTATTAAAAAGTGGAGATGTATCATATAGCTATGACCCAGTTACTGGAGAAGCTAACAGAGTTTTTATAGATAAACAAACATTAAATGCAGCTGTAGAAACGGTTATGGATTTAAAGGACGATATTAATAATTCTGTAAACTTTAAATATGTACAAGACCCATTAAGTTATAGTAGAAGACTTGATGATATTAAAGCAGCAAAATTAAATGATACAACAGTAAAAACATATAGTAAAGTTGAAATAGAAAATGCTGCAGATGGTTTAGGTAAAGAGTTTGACGCAGATATTAAAAATCAAAAGATTAAAAATAGTTATGATACAGAAGCTGGAAAACATAGAAAACAAAAAACTCAATTAAAGATAATTAAAAATGAAATAGAACAAGTTACTAAAGACATTAATAATCCAAGAGTAGTTGAGAGATTAGAAACAGTATATGATAAATTAAGCGATGGAGAAATATCATACAAAGAAGCTTTTGATGAAATATATGAAATAAGAAAAAACAATTATATTGAAAAAGGTATAGATGGATTTATTGAAGAACAAAGACTACAAGGTAAAGTTGATGATGTAATAAATAACTTACCAGAACAAAATAGAAAAGTCAAAAGAGAAATAGCTAAAAGACAAAAGTATAAAGGTTCGGCAGAAAAAATTGGACTTAATGATATGACTGATGGGGAAAAATCTTCATTAAAAACAGTATGGGATTATAGTACATTAAAGCAAGAAGTAATGGAAAATATAAAAGACTTAGACCCAGAAGTACAAAACAAAATACTTAAAGAAGTTGAAGATAGATTCTACGACGAAGTTATTGCTAAAAAGAATTTAACAAAAGAAGTTATTATAGAAGTTAGCAACGGAGATGTATATCAATCATTCGTTAAAATAGATGAAGAACTAGAACAACAAAAAGTATTTAGAGAAAAGATTGATGAAGAATTTAATAGAGCCAAAAAAGAAGTCAATGAGAAAGTAAAAAATGCAGCTGGAGAAGATGTTGAGCCAGACCTTGACGATGTAAAAGCAGAAGAAACTAAGACTGATACAGATAACAGTAATCTAAAAGATAAGCCTAAAGATGATAGTCAACATCATAGACAACAAGATTCACGTAGAGCCGAAGGTGGTGCTAGAGATAACTATAATGAAAAGGCTCAAGCTGATGAAGCTAAAGCTAAGGCAGAAGAAGAAGCTAGAAATCAAAAACAAGATACTGATACTGATACAGAAAATAAATCTCAAGCAGATACAAATACTAAAGAAGAAACTAAGACAGAGCAAGATACAAATACTAAGACAGATACAGATGAAGAAGCTAATACTAATGCAGATGATGAAACTACAAATAAAGCAGAAGATAGTCAAGAGCAACCTAAGACAGATACAGAACATAAAGCACCAGAAACTGTCGAAGAATTGGCAACTGAATATGTTAATAAACATCAATGGAATAGAAGAAAGAATGTAGACGCAAACAATGAAGCAGCTAAAGTTGTTAAACAAGGTAAAATAGAAATATTTGAAGCTATTGATGGTGATAAGAATAAAGCTGTTTCTATGTTGTATGAAAACATAGATAAACTAAATGATGGAGATTATATAGAATATATATCTAAAGAAGATAACTATGTTACTGGAGCAGTACAACTTGGTGGAAGTGACAGATATGTGTATCAATATTATATAGATGATACAACTTCTGAATTACTTGGTTTAAAGTTACACAACATAAACGAAATTAGTTCTGTTGGTAATTCTAAGATTATATTACTTCCTAATAAGAAAGGAGAAACTCCAATTAGATTACAAGGGGAAGCAGCTAGGTCTGTAATATCTGCTAAAAATAATAGAAAATTAATGTCATTATATATAGATAATGTAATTAGAAATGAAATACAAAAAGAACTTTCTATTAGAGCGACAGCAGATAAACTTGGTGTTAAGTCTGATTCATTATCTACAAATGCAAATAGATTCTTGGGATTCCATACATCATTAAATGTAGTGCAAAGAATAGAAAGTGTTAAGAATAGAATTATATCTGCATTGAATGATAAGGTTAAACTTATATCAGATGGAGAAATGGATATCTATAACTTGTTAAGGGGAGATTTTAATGCAGAAGATTTCTTAGGATTACTTAAAGATAAAGATATGATGGAACTTTTAACGTTCCTAAGTAAGAATGGTAAAGACTTTGCCGAAGATTCATTCACTGGATTAAGTCTTAATAAAGTATATCAAAAAATGCAAGACAGTAAGTTCTTCCAAAATGGACAATTTGTTGGAATATCTATCACAAATAAATTGACTGGAGAACAATTTAGATTTTCTACACCACAAGAAGTCGCATTGTTCTATATGATGAATGAACATAGTGTAAATCAAATATCAACAGAACTTAGCTTTACACCAGTAGAACAAGAGTATATGAAATATCTATATGAAAATACTCCACAAGAAGAATTAAATAGAGTATTTATAGATGGATTAGATGATGATTTAAAATCTATATTCAAATCATATGACCCAAACAATCCACAATTAATTTCTACAGCAAATATGATTCAAGATATAAAAGATTATCTTGCAAACTTTAGTGAGTTAGATGTAGAGAAATTAGATATGATTAATAAAAAACATCCGTTGTTTAGGGTATTCTCTGCTACAAATGAAACTGTAGAAAATATAAAAGCAGCTCAAGGTAAAGAACATATTGATTTAAGTGGAGATATAGGTGTTGCAACTCAACGTATTAATGTTGCAGAAAATGTAAACATTATGCAATATATAGGAAATAGTTTATTTAGAGATGGTTACAATACAGCTGGAGTTCTTAATCAAATTGTTCCTATTATGGAAGTTCTGTACCAAAAGTTTGATGAAATGCAAGAAGTCGGATTTAATAGAGATATGTATGTTCAAAAAGGAGTTGTTGTAGCAAACAAAGTTAAGAACAAAAAAGGTGGACACGCATATAAATTAACGGCTACAGAAGCTGCAGAAATATTAACTTATGCAAATAACATTGATAATAATATTAGAAACACTTGGACTCAAAATGTAGAAACAAAAAAATATACAGTACATCAAGCACAAAGAATGGTAGAAAAAGATATGTCTGATGTAATGAATCACAAGTACAAACAAGACCCATTTACTAATATTCACCAAAAAGGTAAAGCAGCTGGTAAAGTTAAGAACTTTGAAACACTTGTAAAATCAGAATGGTTTAAGAAATTTGATAATCAATTTAAGTGGTTACACAAAGGAAAGAAAACTATTCTAAGAGAATGGGATGAATTCTTATCTACTGGAAAGCCTAGTGATATATTATTAAAAAGATTAGATGAAATTAAAAACTTTAAGTTAGAGCCAGAAGAAGTTATTGATGATTACTTTGATGATATAATGACAACTAGAACTAGAACAACTAAAACAGATGTCAGAAATCATACAGATTTAACAATAGAAGAAGTTGTTAAACAACATTTAGAAACTGGAAAAGTATCAAAGGAACTTAAAATGTTGATAGACCAAATAGCTTCTAAAGAAAGAATTAAAGTAACACCAGATGAAATTGGAGAAAGAATTAAAGTTATGAAAGAATCATCTAAAGATTTATTAAATAAATATGATAATGGATTAGAAATAAAAACTAAAGATATAGAAAACTATGAAAATATCGTTGAATTTTTAACACCATTACAACAAAAAGAATTTAATAAATGGTTGAAAAAACCAAACAAAGTAAGATTATCAGAAGAACTTATAAATAAAATAAGAAATCTGTCTACTGAAAAGACAACATCATATTCTACTCACGACGAATTAATGGACGTATTTGATAAAAAGATTAATTCCCTAAACAAGAATTTATATAATGCTAGTCAAGGTAAAATGAAATTCCAAAATGGTATGAATATAATTAAGAAAATAAAAGAAGCAGCAGAATTAAATTATATTCAAATACCAGATAATATTAAAGCATTATTAAAACAATATGAAAACATTAATGAAGTAGTTGTTTCATATAAAGGTGCTAGAGATTTATATAGACCAAACTCTGGAGAAGAATTACACTTTGTTAAAGGTGGAAGATTAACTCCACAAGAGATATTAGCAGCCAATGAAATATTAAAAGGTATAAATAAAAAGCATTTACTAGAAGGATTAATCAAATTATTAAGTGCAGATTATGGAAGATTAGTTGATGATAGTACAAAATCATATACACGTTCACAAGTATTTATAGGACGTATGAGAGCGTCTGGAGCTGAGAATGTTAAGAGTGGAAATTTATTGTCTGACTTAATTCTTAATAATAAAGAGTATGGTCAAACTAATAGAAACTTATTCTATCTTCACGTAGACCCAAGTAAATTAACTCCAGAAGTTAAAGCAAAATTAGACGCTAAATGGGAAAATTTTATTGAGAATGTATACAAAAAATTCGTAGATGATTTCCCTAAGATACAAGATACAGACGGAAATCTTAGAGTACCAACTGAACAAGAATTTTATGCTCAATTATTACAATTGATGGATGACATTGATAACTCTACAAGTAAAGTATTTGCCAGTGATAAAGCTAATATAAGTTCTAGTTATTTACATATGGGTAAACTTGCAACTAAGTTTGAGTCATTCGACCAATATGCTCACTTAATGCTTAGCTTATCAGAAGACTTAGAAGCATTGGATATACAAGGACAATGGGTTAAATCATTTGATAATAACTTATCTTTAATAGCAGAAAGAGAAGCTTTAGGTGGTGTAACACTAAGAGATTTTATACATAATTTAAGAGATATGACTGACCCAGCAAATCCATATATAACTTTACAAACAATTCGTGAAGCACATAAACAAGGATTATCTGTTCCTAAAGTTCAAAATGAAATAGAAGCAAGAGTAAAGCACGACGAAATTGCAGTTGAGATGGTGGATGAAACTATCAAAGCCATAGATAATGAATACTACAAACAAACAAGAAATAGATTATCAGACAAAGTATTACATCAATTAAAAGAAAGTGGGTATCAATACTTTAAAGATAAAGATAATTTATTCTGGGTTTGGGATAAGGATAAAGGTAAAGCAGTTGCTGGAGATTTTATGGGTAACGAAGCTAAGGTAGTGCAAGAACTTCAAAGACATATGCACGGAAGTATGCCAGAAGATTATAGATTAAGAATTGATGATGTTGCAAAGAAAGCTGGATTTGAATCAAGTGGACAACTTTATAATGATTTAAGTATAGGTGTATCACAAAAGTATACTGGATTATTTGATACTGATTTAAACTTGAGAACAAACTATTGGGATAATTCATTAATTAATACAAAGAATATAGCAGATAACTTAGAATACTACAAAGAACATAGTTCTTTAACTTATGGAGATAACTTTGGTAGAACTCAATCATCTATACTTAACGCATTTATTGGTCTTGGAAAGAACGCAGTGCTACAAACAGTAGGTGCTTGGGAAGCTTTAGTGTATGATTATGCTCAATTTGTTAAGGGAAATGTTGTTGAGAGAAATGCAGTTGAATTCTTTAAGGCTACTGGAAGATTACCAATGAGAGCTGTTTTGGCTACTGGATTATTGACTGGAGCAGTATTAGATACTGGTGTTGGATTAATGAAGATAGTTGGTATGACAGTTAATGGTTTTCTTGAATTTGCTTCTAAGAAATTATTAGGTTCAGCTACTGGATATAGAATTGGATTATTAGATAGGTTTGAACAAATGCCACATATAAACGAAATGGCATTACAGTTATATATTAAGAATAAGGGTATTAATGTTCAACAAGGAATACAAGGACAACTATTAAATAGACTTTTAAGTGTAGCTAGAAAGTCTGATAACAAAGTTTTAAAGACATTAAATAGATTAAACTTGGTAACAGATAGTTTTCAAGGTGGATTAGAATTATACAAACAAGTATGGTCTTTAGATTATTTTGAAAAATTAGTTGGACTTGATTGGGATAAGATAGGAAAACCAATGAAAGCAAAACTTAATGCCTTTGGACTAGATAATAAATCAATCGACCTTATCAATGATGTATTAGAAAGAGTCAATGTTACCGAAAAAGGTATACCAAAAGCTGGAGCATTCTGGGAATTGACAAATAAAAGTGATATAGATTTACTTCATATGGGATTAACAAATCAAGAAATAAAAGCTGTAAGAAACTTTGATAATGCTTTACAGACAGCAGCCTATAAGAGAAGCCACGATAATAATAGAATGCTATTTAATAGTATGAAAGGAAATCAAAACTGGGCAGATAAGTTTGCAGCTAATACTAAGTTAGGATTTACTACTACACCATTAAATGTATTAGCAGATGGATTTGAAAATGCAGCGACATTCATAGATGATAATGGTATGACTTTTACAAGTTCTACATTTATGAAAGATAAAGGTTTTGGTAGTTGGTTATCTGATGTTGGTAAGAAAGCATTTTATACTACAGCAGTTGCTATAACTGGTGGTGTTGCAATTCATTATATGTCGCCAATAGTAAATCTAATAAGAGCAAGAACAGACCAAGAGAAAAGAGCAAAAGCTTTATCTGAATTTAATAGCAACTATTTATATAGTCCGTTAAATAACTGGGCTAATATATTCTTAAATGGATTTACAAGTGTTGTTGGTGGACTAGATTTCCAAGCAATGAGAAGTTCTGTTGAAATGGTAACAAAAAGATTTATACCAATAGGTAAGATTCTATATCCTATCATTGCTAGTAAAGGAAGAAGTTGGGATATTAAAAACTTTGAAGATAATGATGGTGAGCCATCTGCTGTTGCAAAAATGCTTGGATTAGATGAACAAACTTATAATTATGTTCTAAATTCTGGTACAGCAAAACAAGCCTTATTAGTTACTGGAACTATAGTCGGTGTTCTTAATGAATCTGCAGCCAATTGGGTAAGGTCATACTTATACGAAAATGCTTATGATGATGTTACAAAGGCAGAGAAAATTAGAGAGAGTATGACTTCTGTTGCACATAATAGTATAACAGATTTACAATTCAAAAATGAAATAGATGAAGTATCTTTATATGATGATATAGATAGAATGACTGGCTCTGGATTTAAAACAGAAGTAAAGCCATTGGACATTATAGAAGAAGCTATGTATGGTGTATCTAGGTTGCCAATGCTTAGAAAATTACCAGCATATATTAGAGAGAGAAACGAATCTATAAAGAATGGAGATGGTGTATCAGTTAGTGGTAATGTTAGTGTAGAAGAACAAGAACGTTTAGATGTACAAGCTAAATATAAATATGATGACGTTGTTGATAGACGTTGGTTTTTAGAGTTTGTTGATAATTTAGGAATACCTAAATGGATTAAGTCCAATGAAACTTTCTTAGATTTTGATGATAACTTATCTTCAAAGAGATATAGTCCACAAGATATAGAAGAAGCAAACTTTGATTACAAGAGAACTATAGCGTCATTTGCTTTAGAAAAATATAAATTTGACCACGATGGAGATTTGTCTGGATTAACAGAAGAAAGCCTAAAGAAGTATTATGATGAAGCAGAAAAACAATATAAGGGGGGTATAATAAAAGCAGCTCAAGGTCAAATGGTTGCTATGTATTATGAAGACCAAATAGATATGATAGATGGATATAAAGATAACTACTTAATGGGTCTTGTTTCTAAGGCACAATTAGAAAAATCATTTGAAGAAATCTTCCCTTCAAAAGATATACAAGACAGAATGAACGATATGTTTACACTTGAAGAACAAGCTTGGCTTAAAAAGAATGTCCTAGATGTTATGGGTGGAAACAAAAAAATAAACAAAGCTAAATTAGTTGTTATGTCTGAACTTGTTACAAGTCAAGATGAAGATATTACACTGGAAGATATACAAGGTTATATGGGAATAAGACCAGAAATGGTTGGTAGAGAAATAGACCAAGATGGAATTGAAGGTGTTAAAGCTATGATGAAAGAAGATTATGGAATAGCTATGGACGATGAACAAATTAAGTTTATGGCTTATACTGGATTATCTCCAGAAGAACTATCTAATGCTAGAAATCAAATGGCAGAAGTTCTTAATAATAAAGATGAGATTGAAAGTGGACAACCAAGAACAGTGTTTGAATTTAGAAGTAAAAAGGAAGATGACAGAAATAAGTTTATAGGAATACTAAAGAATATACAAGCTAATCCTACTAACTTAGTTGGTATTATATCTGGTAATACTAACAATGGAGAATTTCAACAAACTACATTGAAAGATAGAGTTAAGGAATATACTGGAGTTAAAGAAACTAAATCAAAAAATACAGTTGTTGAAAAGCCTAAAGCTATAAACAATACAACTCCAATAAACAATACAGTACAACCTACTGAATATGTTGAAGAAGCACCAGTATACGATAACAGTAATACTCCAAAGAAATCTCCATACGAACAAGCTAGTGAATATACTCAATCAGAATTTCACCAAGCAGTAGATAGAGTTAAATCATTCTGTCCTAGCAGTAAAGAAAAAGACCACAATATGAGAACACTTGTTAAGATAGCAGCACCATATGCTCAAAAATATAATGTTCCAATTGAATTAATTATGTCGGCATTTGTAATGGAAACAAGTTATGGTACAAAAGTTAAGGGTAAAAATAATGTATTCAATGTTACAGTAGACCCTAACAAATGGACTGGAAGCTATACTACTACATACAATAAAGAAAATGGTAAAACATATCATTGGAAAGACTTTAATAGTTTAGAAGAAGCTGTTGAAGATTATTGTAAATGGTGGGATAGGGGTCAAATAAGCACTAAAAACTTTACTGGATATAGAAGAAACCTAGATGGAACTGTAAACTTAAATGCTTTAAGGGCATTTGCAGAAGAAGGACATTATTATAATACTATGCTACAACAAATGAAAGTAATGAGAGATAGACTTGGAGATGAAATCCCAGCAATTATGGGACAAACAGAGTTAGTTGCTAACTCTTATCCATTAGATAATCTACAATTACAATCATATGCTGGAAGTAATGTAGGTACATCTCCTAGCGAAACTTTACAACTAGATGAAACATTACAACTTATGGGAGTACAACCTAATGATACAAACATAGATGAGATACTTGACCAAAAAGGTATACATCCATTAGCTAAGGCAATGATGTATGAATACAGAGATTTCAATCCAAAGAACAATAGTGATAGAGTATATCAATATAATGTTCAAGGTGCTAATATGCCAGAGATTGACAGTGTTAGAGAGTTAGGTTGGGACGCTTCATTGATTGGATTTATCGGTGGAGATTATATCACAAGTAAATCAATCAGTGCAGAACAACTTTATCTAAATAATGGAGTTGAAGTTAAGAGTAATGAGCCATTAAAGAGTGGGGATTTAGTATTCTTAGATAATAAGAATGGAGATATATTCCACGTTAATGTAGTAATCGCTGCACTTAATAATGGAACTGTATTGACTATTGGTGGTAATGAAAATGAAGATGGTATGGGTATTAAAGCATACAATCGTAGTGATATAAAGAAAGCTAAGAGATTGCCATTGAAGTCTGATGGAACTGTTAGTGGTGCAAGAACAGAAAAAACTAAAGTAGATTAATTAAATAAGTGAGTACAAAGGGGTGATGATTAAGTGATATATATAATAATCTTAATATTATTATTGCCAGTACTCACTTTTATTTTTCATAAAAGAGAAGTGAAGTATACAATAATATATTTTGATTTAAAATTAGACATTGTGAATACAGCAGATAAGTTTGCTTATTTGCACGGAAGAACATTTATAGGAAATGTAGAATATAAGAATGTAATGATAGTTAAAGATGGTGAATACATTATCTATTTACAATCGCCTTGTCATAGGGACAACTACTTTTGCATTGATAATAATAATCTTTCAACACATTAGGAGCAACCAATAACAAAATTTATTAATAGGGGTTATCAACACCCCTATTTTTCTTATGTCTAGGAAATAGGGTG